AGTAATATTATACCAAATAATATTTAAACTTGCAGTTAGATAAGTTATATAATTTGTATAATAAAAATTCCGTAAATTAGGATTGTTTAATATATCATAAACATCACCGTAGATAACACCGTCAATATCATTTTGTGTAATGTAATTAAAATTTATTGTAGATATAAATGGTTCTTTATAGATTATACCATCGTCTGCAAATAAATTAGTGCTTGAATATTTTCCTGTAGGATCTGTGAGATCAAAATAACGACTAATGCCACTGCTAGTTCTATTAATAGCTTTTACTTTTGCTACTTGTGTTGTAGCACTCAATGGACTAATGCTATAATCTTCTCCCGTAATCATACGATTTTGTGTATAATACGTTTGAGGTGCATTTTGCTGAATACTAGCATTGGTTTCAGTTTGCGCGGCATTTGATACTGTTGTAACTAAACTTAAACTGATAGTTATTGTTTCAGTTGATCCTTGCGCAGATCGATAAGGAATACTAATAGATATATTTTTAATATCTGTTGGGGTTACTGTATAATTTAAATTGTTACTGGCTCTGTAGTATACTCTAAAATTACCTATTGGTAAATTGCCAAATGTACCATCACTAAAACTAAGACTAACAGCATCCGATGCCCGAGTTATAACACTATAGATGTTTTTAATTTTGCTATTAATGCTATTATAGATAATGTTATTACCAGTAGTCGATGGCACTTGAGTCCACAATGTACTTTCAAGTCCGTTAGAATCCAACCCGTATAACCACACATCACTATTATTAATATTTTGTGTGGCTACATCCACTAGTTGATTACTATTAGGTTGTGTTATGGTAAAATTACCAGTGTTTAATGTGCCTTGTGTAAAATTAAAAAAGAATCCCGTGCCTGAGCTGCCAGCTCCATAGCCGTCATCTTGATAAACACATGCTATTGCACTGCCAATTTTAGGAGGTTCTTCATAAATGTATGTCTTATTAGCAAATGTCGTACTGGTAATTTCAAAATCCATGTTACGACCAGCAACAGGTTTAGTAAAACTGTATACCGGAACATCTGTATTCACAGAATTAAATCTATATTGGGCTGTGCTGATACCGTAAATTGACGCACTATCTGATGGATTTCCAAATTGTTGTGTGCTAGGAAAGGCCGCATTTAAAATTTTAATAAATTGATCATACCAGTTGGCATTGGCACTGTCATTCCAAGATATATATTGTCCTGCGAGATTTCTGCCGTTGCTATCTATAACACTTTCGGTAGTGCTTATAACGCCAAACTTTAATAAACCACGTGCAGCAGTATTTCTATTGGCATTATAACTAATCATACGTGCCAGTCGTAATACGCTATCTCGGCGTTCTGCCAGTTCTAAAAAGTTTTCACGAGCATTTAAATCAACGCGGAAAGCTATGCTTTGGCCCACATAGGCAATAAGGTCAATCAGGGCAAGGTATTCGCTAGATTCAATATAATCGTTAAAATCTTCAGGGAAATTGGTACGGATATAGTCAATCATTGTTCGACGTAGATTGTCGAAATCATAACTTTGAAAGTCTGCGTTCTTGAATGATTGATAAATTTTCTTCCAATCTTCAGATATTAACAGGTTGTTTTGTCTATCCGTTGAGCTCATGATGTGTCCTAATATCAGTATTTATTGATTAAAATTATGTGCGTAGTTTATGTTATTAACCCGTTGGCTTGGTCAAACTTCAACTGTAAGTTTTGTTGTATGTTATAGGGCACATATTTTAGTGTGGCTTCTATCTGAATGCCGGTATCATAGGGCGTGACCAGCACGTTTGTGGCTTGTATACGAGGATCATAGTTTAAAATTTCGTTAACATTTTGCAATATAAGATCCTGAATTGTTGGAGTTAAGGGTTCAAACAACAAACTCCAGATAATGGTTCCAAATGCTGGTTGCATCAGTCTTTCACCCTGTCTTACATAAAAATGATTGATCAAATCCTGTTTGATTAGTTCAAAATCATAAAGAACAAAGTTTTCGCTATGAACATTAACTGTGCTAAATCCCTTATACATCTGAGGAGCGGCAACTGTGGGAGCCACTGCTGGTGGAAGAACAACTTTTTTGTATATGGTCATAATGTTTATCCTTGATTCTTAGTAAAAGTATCAGTGGCTGTGCTGTAAGTTTTCCATGCGTTTGGAACTGCTATCGCGCTTCCTGATTCTCTGTCTGTTTGATCTGGTTTGAATGTGGTAGGATCGAGATTTTCATGATGTGGATAAGGCTCGGTAGTAGGTATGCGCAGCATGATGCTGGTAATTGTTGTGCCGTCTGTTTCTGTAGGATTATCAAATGTGCTTAAAGGATCAGGCGGAGTTGCTGTTGTTGCTGTTGGGGTCCCGCTAGCTGTGCCAGAATTGAGATTGATATTGCCTCCGTCAATCGCAGTATTTGCGGCTTTGATATGTGTATCACCTGAGGTATTAATATTTAATGCCGCTCCCGATGTCAATTGTGTTATACCCGTAGCATTGATATCTAAAGTGTCTTCAACAGTAATCTTAGTAGCACCTGTTATTTGTTCATCATGTGTGCCATCTATTTTAATGGCAACGTTGCCATTGACAATGGTAATCTTATCTTGGCCCACTTCAGTCTGGTGACGTTCAGCAACTTTGAGATTAAAATTCCTGCCTGCTTCTATGTTGATATCACGGTCAGCATATAAATTTAAATCATTGCCTGTGTGTACACTGATGCTATCTTGAGCATAGATATCAATTTTTCCATCACTGGTTAATTCTATCCAACTAGTGCCACGACTATTAGTGATATAAATTAAATCTTCAGTATTATGGAATAATATTTGATGTCCAGTGCGGGTACGTATTCTGAATAATTCATTGTGTAATAGAGTTGGATCTCCATCAGTTTCATCATTTTCTACACTGGCATAGTCCGGTGGACCATCACTGGCTTTTGTTTTCCTAAGCCACTTATCGTCACCATCATCCATAACAAATGTTGTACCACCTAGGCGACTAACTGGAGCATTGGGCACCTCAGCTTCTCTTTTACCGATAGGACCAACCATGGATCCATCTTGTTTGTCTAGAGGTCCCGGAGTACTAATACCAAACACCATGCTAGGTGCTTCTCTACGAGCACTGCTGGTAGTAATACCTCTAGCATCGTCAAAAATCAATCCTTGATTACGTAATGCAGTGGCCAATGGGTGTTCTGGTTTTAACAACCGGGTAGGATCTGTAGGAGTATCGTTACCTGGTTGAAGTTTATTGTATTCTGCTACCGGCACTCGTCCATAATTGCCAGCCATGTCTGGATCAACATCTTCAACTACTCGTTGAGTGGCTGCAATGCCTGGAACACTGAAATTCATGTTTTCGGCTTCGCTACCCACACAGCCTATCCAATAACCGCGTTTAGGATCACCATCGATAAAAATTATCATTACATAGGCGCCTACATCAGGCGGTATCATCCACATTCCGTAAGATTTTTGTGTGTTGTTATAATCATCAGGGTCTTGACCTAGATACCTACTACTTGTAGACCCCCAGAACGGACTCATGTATTTGACTTGATGCAGTTGTCCTTCTGCGCCTTCTGTGGCTCCCACTGGTCGTAAAATTTCAACTTCCAGTATGCCCATGTAGGTAGGATCTATGTTGCTTACAACCTTGGCAAGAAACGGACCTGGTTTAGGATCAGGCTGGCTTGTACTGGAATAATTGATATCAGTATCGGACATTAACCTTCTCCCCAACCGTTATTGCCAACAGGACTTCCGTTAGCATCAACTGCACCGACTCCTGGTAGTATATTTTGTGCTGATGATCCAACATTTGATACTGGAACAGTTTTAGTAGTAGAAAATGTTTGGGTGGCTGTCAGTGCTGGTGCTGATGATTCTTGTAACGGTCTTCTTAAACCTGTTAGCGTTTGTTTAAATTGTCCATTGGCAAATGTACTATAAACTTGTGTAACTTGATATAGCCCGCTGAATTGCATGATAGGAGCTGTGCTAGATTTACCACCAAAGTCATACAAACCAGTAGTTTGATTTATATCTATAGGAGTTCTAAAGTTAACAACGCAATCCACTTCTCCATTTTGATAACTCACACTACCATCGGTATTAAGATTGTAAAATTGTGTTGGTTGTGCTGTATAATTGCCCATACCGCTTTGTGCAATCCAGTAAGGATCTCCAATAATTTCTATTTCCAAATTGGTCATGTCTGTTCCACGATTTACACTGTCGTGAAATAATCTGGCTGCTCTGGTGGCTTGTGTTTCTACGCCGCCGCCGCCCAACTTGTCAGTACCAGCTAGTGTTTTGACAAATTTTACTATACTAGTACCAACACCTGGCGTAGAATCTGGAGTTGCTCC